ATCTTATAAATATAACTTCTACTAATTCTACCACCTTATACTAATTCTACCACCTTATACTAATTCTACTACTTCAACTTATTGATCCGCAACCATTCTAATACCAATGGATCAGTCTTCCATACACCTTTACATAGATTTGTGATCCTTATGTTTTTCATAGTTTTTGCTCTTGAAAGACCCGTATAGGCTTGACCACATTGAAATATATCCTTCCCTAGATCAATCTCAATGGCATCTAAGGTGGCACCTTGAGATTTGTGAATTGTTATAGCATATGCTAATTTCAATGGCAAGAATGATACGCTTTTTTTGTTATCAAGTTCATCTTTTGCATATGAAATAGTATGTATTGAACCATCAAGTGTTTGTATGGTGGCTGATTTGTTTGATAGATTTTTAACAACTCCCCTAGAACCATTTACTAAGTTAGCATCCAGATTAATGTTTCTGATAACCATCACCTGAGCACCTATACATAGATCTACCGTGTAATCCTTACACATACTCTCCTGTGCTTTTGGAACAATATTAGTAAATGTGGGTTTATACATCACTGATTGATTACCTAACGCTTTAAGTTTTTCTAATTCTAGATTATTTATGTTATCAACCGCAACATTTACAGGATAAAGCTTAGTAGGCACAATATGATCAGGAAACTTGGTATTCTTCAACTCTTCCAGAAGTTTATATGTTTCATCACTTACTTCTCCATACCTAACTTCATGAAGGATATTCTGGAACAGTGTATCACCTGCTTGCCTCACAACTGTTTTAAGTTCTACAACAGATGGTTTTAACTCATTCCAGGACTTGCTTAAAAAACAATACTTATTTGCGACTGGTGGCAGTTGGAATAGATCACCTACAAATACCATCTGGACACCACCGAATGGTTGATTTGAAAACTTTATAATTTTAAGAATAGTTGATATCCCCTCACATAAAACATCATCAAGCATAGATACCTCATCAAGAATGATCACCCTTACTCGCTTTAACTTAGTGTGGATCATCTTCATTTTTGTTTCACTCATAATCTTAGTGGCGTGTCCTTCATAATCTTTTGTGTCTGGCTTCAATCCAAATACGGAATGGAGTGTTCTACCATTTATATTGACAGCGCTTGTACCAGTAGTAGAACATACTACATAATCAATATAACTATTAATACAATTATAAACTAGTTTTCTAATAAGAAAACTTTTTCCATTTCCACCTCCACCACATACTAACATACTTTTCTTTTGTGTAAATATATCATACGCTTTTTGTTGATCATCAGTAAGACCTCCGCTATTAAGTGATAAACTAGACATTCTTTCTGTTAAATCCATATTGTATGATATAACTCAAACATTTATATCATTTTTTCATAAAATCCTAAAAATGATATAAGATAATTTTAGGATCTTATCTTGTCTAAAAATGGTTTGTTCTCACACATCCACATACACTACGTCGTCTAGCATTTCTAATCAAACCCCTAAGGATGTTTTTGATATCCATATGTACAACAACAATGAATATCTCATAAAAATGGCATATTATATCAATCTAATGAATGAAAAACATAATAATCCACATCCATATCTCCAAAATAAATGGCAGATGTATTTTGATAAAATAGACAATAAGTGGATGAGTGAATATCTGGAAGCAGGAACATTTTCAAAAAAATGATATAAACATAAATTAGTATATATATAGATCTACAATGTTTAATATCCACAAAAAGAAAGATTTTATTGATCAGAATGATATGTATAAAGATGATCATGTAGAAGAAGATGATGATATCCTCTCTAATCTTATGGATCGGTTCCAGTTTGATTGTATAATCAATACAAGAACTATTGAACTAAGTGAGGGAGGATTTCCTTACGTAAAAGAGTTTAGAGATAGCGATAATAATCTGCACTTAACAACAGAGTATAAGGTAAAAAGTAATATCCAATTACGATGGATCGCAATAGAAGAACTTAAACAACGAGTTATTCCTTATATGTTAGAGATCAAATATCCAAATGGAAAAATAAAGTGGCTTAGAGTTTGTAAAATGGATCTCACAGCTGTTGAAGAAAAACTTACAACGAAATAATTATTTAGTGGTAGTTCTTTTCACATATCCTGTGGATATCATTAGTAATAAAGTATCATATGTGGCAGTCCATAGTTTAACAATTATCTCTTTCACAGATGTCACTACATATTTTACACTTTGTAAGCTATATACAACATATAGTGTATATATTAAGAACATAAGGATAATCATTATCATAGAGTAGGTTATGATCATTTCAATCCATAATGCATTACTGTGATGTTCATATGGAATATTAGTTGAATTCCTACTTTGTTTGTTTGCGTTTAACCAATCAAACCACCCAGAATATGGAATACTATCATTCTGTATTTCTTCTTTGCTCACCTGATCACTATCTCTGTTGCTACCATCAAGAGTTATCGGTGTATTGTGTTTGTTTATTTTTCTTAATATATTTAGGTTTGTATTAGAGTAATCATTCCCGTTATTTCCGTTAAAAGATAGCTCAATCGCTTTCATCAACATAGTATAATGTTTATCAATCAATTCGGTATCATTATTTGAATAGCCATAAACCGCCTTTATATCATCTTTTACTTTTGATGTATCTTTAGTAATCGTTCTTGCTTTGTGATATGTATGTTCAATATCACGATCCTTGATTACATCATAGCAACCTCTATAACTATCTTCACCTCTTCTAGGAGCTATCACATCGCTTATATTAATATTGCCATTACTGATATATTCCTTAGCATTCTGGATGATATCAGTGTATGCTCTATCAATGATAGAATGATCTGGATTTTCGCCTGAATAATATTTTTTAAGATCATCCTTGGAGGTGTATAGTAAATTAATCAACGCTATAGGACAATAATTCCCTTTTGTGTTTTTGAAAACACATTGATTTTTAGGCGCATTGTCCATTGATCCTGTTATGGAACCTAAAAAAGTGTTGGATGGATCATATGGTATGAAATCTGGTAGACAAGGTTTAAAACACCTCGTGATATCTTTTGGATCATCACTGTTGTCCCTACGATATTTTGTGTATTGGTTCCCTAGATGAAAGTTAGGGATCATCATCCAGTCATACCATGTCGTAGAACAATGACCTACTTTGTCTTGTTGATATGTGATCATATCACCATCATATTCACAACTATCTTGGTATCTGTTATATTTGAAACCTGGGGGACATTCGCCTTTCTTTATACCACACTTGCCTTGATCGTCAAGAGACCACCATGCAGAACTCAGAGAACAGTTTTCATATGCGTTCTTATTTTTATCTAGGGAGCATACTGAATAGGGTTGAAGAGTTTTATTATTTAGAATGAAATCGTTTGTTGATTTTTTTATCTTTTCTGGATTTGCGATAGTATCATTGAAATAACCTATACCATTTGCTGGATATACACCATATTTCTTAGCTGTTTCGATAGTGCAATTCTCAGCAGATGATATAGAACTACTGTCTTTTAATTGTCTTTTTTGGAAAGAATTGTCAATATTTTTTTTCAGTTTCTCTTTCTGTTTATCATCAATATTGAGATTATCTATATGTCTTCTCTGTTTAGCGATATAACCTTGGATTTGGATCTTAGATGTGGCATCATACTCCTTGTTATCAAATGTGAACTCTGGATCAACAAACTTAGGATTTGCCACTTGATCTCTTATTGAGATCAAACGTCTATTGTTGTCAATAGAGGTAGATGGATTGGCAGAGGATGATAGATCTGTGGAGTTTCCATTTTCTAATTTTGCTGTGTTTGCTGTGTTTGCTGTGTTTGAGCTGGAGGTAGAAGTGTCATTATTTGGATCATTACTAAGGTTGATGGATACACTGTTAGGTGTAAATATATTTTTAGGATCTACAAATGCTCTATTAGCAATCATCTCTTACTTACAAACAATGTAAAATATATTGTATTTAGAATATTTAGATTGATCCGTAATTTTCCGCATTTTTCCTAACAATCTTACAAGATCCTAGTTTTCTGTCATTCTTTAATAGACCTGTCCTCTCACCAGTTTTTGTATAGTATGAACCTTCGCAGTCTGGTGTATAAAATCCTTCTACTTTCTTGAAAGGTATAGAAATCTCCACTTGATCTTTATTTCTCATTTCAGGTGGTAAGAGCATGTAGTCTGGGTTCATAGCGCTGTTCATCTTCCATACTATATCTTTCTGTGGGTTTATATTATTACAGTTTTTGTTATCACTTGAAGTAATATTTTCCATATCATCACATCTACCGACATTCAACTCTTCACGATCAATTTTTAGATTTGAATTAGTGGATGTTGATCCCATTTTGAACATATCACCAAACCATCCACTATCTTCTTCATCATTGTTCATATTAAAAGCATATGGATCAATATTGCTTCCATCAGATCGTATATTAGATGATCTATTAGAAGAGCTGGAAGAACTAAATCCTAATGCTTCACCAATCAAATTTCTTTGTATAATCAACCCTATAATATAGAGGAGGAATATCGTGAAGAATACATACAATGCGATTAGATATATAATAGGAATAATACCTACGATTATTTGCGTAATTAACTTTAAAATATGGATACCGATAAAAGAAAGGAATTGAAAAATAGTCCATAATACTATCCCGATATAGTTGAATATACCTGATATGACAGGTAATCTATTAACAGTTGTAACTGACATTATTACTTTATCTTGTGATAATTTCTATACACTAATTATATTCAATATATATCAATAAAACAGATTAGATTAGATTTGATCAATGCTCAAATATATTTTATACACGATCATTGCTATACTCATTTTGTATATTGTTCTATATAACATACATCCTAAAACACATAGCATTGTTCAAGTTGAAATACAGCACTTTACATTTGATCTTCTTTACCAGAGATCACCAATAGTTATTGATCAACCTGTGTATGACCTAGATGACATTGTCTCTAAATGGTTTTCATACAATTATGCGTCACCTATCAATGAGAATGTAAAGGATCGCTGGAACACGAATCGTAGTAAATACCTGATTGTCCAGAATACACTAGAAGAAGATACAGAACTGTTTTTAAATAATCCTCAAAACAATCACCCTATTCCTAAGGAGGACGATAGATTATTTAGTATTGTTTTACATCCTAAACAGGTTGTAATCGTGCCTTATGGGTGGAGTTGTGTATTGATGGGAGGAATGCGAGGTATCAATATAGATGATATGATCACAACGATTATAGGAGTTTTTATATAGAAAAATGATATAAGTGTAAATATAATATCATTATTGTATCAAAAGAGTGTTAATGGAAACCTTATATGAACTTAACCCTACCTTATATTTTCAATTAAATAATGCAATCAATCGTAATGATATTTACAGTATGAAAAAGATTATGAGACAACTCCTTGATATTCGTTGTGATGAAAACAGGCACATACTAGTTCCTATCATAAGATCAGTAGATAACCATATTTATAACTCAATCTATAAAGATACTAAACAAGAACTAGAAAATGATAGCAATAGGTTTGCTAGGATAATGAATAATAATGATCAACAATTACCTAGACATATTCAACAACATTGTTAAAGAAGAATACCATAAAAACAACGAAATAGATAGTCAATTCAAGATTAAACTACTTTTTGATAAAAGTGTTAATATTTTCTACAAAAAAATAAGAGATAAATCATTTCCTATTAAATCATCAACAGAAAATTCATCAGTAGTTGTTGATCCAATGAATGTAGATAACCCATCTATTGAGGTTTATGAGACATTCCAGAGTGTGACTATTACAAGTGTTTCTAAAAAAAGAAGAATGAACTAGGGTTATCAGTTATCTTGTTCTAAGTAAGATAATCTATCCTTATATTCTTCTGTGGAAGCCACAGGGTTATTTTCTAACCACTCCAAGGTCTCTTTATGATCCTTAGAGTATGCCATATTCTCTAATTTATTACGGGTATTCACATTTTCTAAACGCAATCTATCCTGTTCTTCATAAAGCTTACATTCTTCCATAAGCCTAGTGATCTCTTCATCACTAAATACCTTATCCTTTTTATTGATCTCAATCTTGTTTTTATTGTCTGTGCTAAGTTCTTTTGCCGATACCTCTAATATACCATTCGCATCTAGTGAGAACGTAACCTCTATCTGTGGCTGTCCCTGTGGCATCGGTGGGATATTGTTCAGTTGAAATTCACCTAGTTTCTTGTTTTCGTCAGCAATCTGCCTGAAACCTTCAAATACTTCAATAGTAACAGTTGTAGATGCGGGACATGGAGCTCAAGC